CACTGAGCTTCGTTCCGTCGAGCAGTTCAACAAGTTGCTGGCTCAGTTCGACAAGGGGAGTAGCGTTACCTTGCTGGTCCGGCGCGGTGAAATGCAGACTTTTGTCACAATCAAGGGTTTAAATGGCCAATAGCCATTCCAAATCAATCACAGAACAGGGGCCATTTGGCCCCTTTCTTTTTGTCCGTAGCCCCGTGAAAAGGTGCTTCTAACGGCTTTGTGTTTTACGCCTGTCAAATCTCTTATAAACTGACTACGCGCAAGAAAAGGGAATAGACGGGGAATACCCTGCTTTCCGGTGGCGAGTTCAGAAAAAAAGGGAATGGCATGGCTGGGTACAAGTTGTCGGCATCGATCCTGAATCGCCGAAAGACGCCGGGCAAGATGACTGATGGCTTGGCGCTGTCGTTTCGTCGAAACAAGGATGGCAGCCTCACTGCCTGGCAGCGAGTCAAGCGCGAAGGCAAGGAAAGCGATGAGAAGGTCGCAACGTTGACCGGTGAGGTCACCCAGGACTGGCTGCAGGATGTTCGGGCTCGGGCCTATGCGTTGCGTGGGCTCGGTGCTAGCCAGTCGAGTAATCAGGTGACTTTCGAGGTTGCCTGGGAGGATTTCTACCGGGCAGTGACGGGGGCTAAAAACTCGAAGTGGTCAGCTGCGACGGCTGTTCAAGCCAAGGCGCGGATGCTGAATCATATTGCCGGATCGGGGCTGTGGTCGATGCCGATCCAAGAAATCCGCTCGGTCGATGTCGAGCAGGCGCTGGCCACGGTTCGATCGGTGCGGCCCAAGCTCGCGCCAAAGGTCCTGCAACTGGTCGGCCAGGTGCTGAGCTATGCCTCGCATGACATCAAGCTGGAAGCCAATGCGGCGAAGGTGCTGCGAGAGAAATTGAAGGCCTCTGAAAAGCCGGTGAGGACAGAGAAACTGCCGGCGATTACCGACTGGGCCGGTCTGGGCGACCTGCTGCACAGGATCGAGACGTCGGCGCTTTACCCAACCACTCGTTGGGCTTTGCTGCTGCAGGCCTATACGGCGCAGCGCTCCGGAGAGATTGCCCTGGCTAAGTGGGAAGAGTTTGACTTCGATGCCGGCACCTGGACGATTCCACGGGCGCGGATGAAGACATCGGATATCGAGAAGAAACCATATGACCAGCGGTTGATATTGCCGGCGGTCGCTATCGAGCTGCTGCGCAAGATCCCGCGCGATTCGGACTGGCTATTCCCGCCCCGGCATGGCGAGTCTGACTGCATTACAGTGGAAGCGTTTTCCCAGGCATTCCAGCGCCTGGGGTTTCGTCGGGTGGCGACGCCCCACGGTTGGCGATCGGCCTTGAAGACCTTGGCGAACGATGCTGCCGACGAAGATGGCCGCCCGCTTTTTTCCGAGCGCTGGGTCGAGGATGTACTTGACCATGGTGTGCAAGGTGTTCAGGCGCACTACACGCGGGCACAGGCCGAGAAGGGGATGGCCAAGGTGCTGGCGTGGTGGGGCGAGCGCCTTGGCCAGGCTGTTACGCAGCATCGCGCTCGGCCTCAGTTGGGTAAATGAACCCGGTCCGCCCGACTTCTTTCAAGTAGAGGTCGACCAGCTCGCGGCTATGCAGTGCCTTGGCGCCGGCGCCGCCCATGATCGGCTTCGGGAAGCGTGGGTCCTTGGCGACAATAGACCAGTAGGTCTTGACCGAGATCGGCTTGATGTAGGCCAGAAGCTGCTTGGTATCGAGAATGGCGGTCTGCTGCAGGGTGAGGGCTGGAACTTCAGTTGCTTTTGGCGTGGTCATGCTGCTGCTCCCTGAAACATATCGATGGTCTTGTCACAACGGTTTGGGTCTGGCTCGGTGACGGGCTCCAGATCCTCGGCTGAGAACACTTGCTCGCCAAAGCCATCGATCAGGTCGACCACGATGTCGCCATCGTAGTGCAGCTCGATCACCTCGCCGGTAATGCCGGCGGCTGACATCTTGTAGCCTTCTCGGTGCGCATCCAGGCGGACGCGCACCTGGTCGCCGATGGCGAACGGTTGGCCAGCGGGGGCTTTTTCGTTCGCCTCGTCAGAGGCGCTTGATTGCTCTTCTTTCAGCCAGACGGGTTTTTTGCCGGCGGTTAGGCGGCCGTCAATCTCGCTTTCAGCCACGCCGGCGGATTCCATGCTTAGCGGGCCATACTTGACCTTATAGCCCTTGCCCAAAAGCTGCGTGGCCTCAACGACCTCGGTAATGACGCCTTCCTGGCCGGCGGCGCGCCAGTTCTTCGCCGTCATCTTGACCTTGATATAGTCGCCTGCTTTGTAGCCGGGCTCGTCGCTCGGGGATTGTTTTGCGTCCATCTCGATAAGGCCGGCACCAGCCGGCGGTGTTTCGCTTTTCGCCTTGGCCGTTCCGCTTTTCCGGGCGCTTGTCTCGCTCGCCTGCGCAGCTTTTTCGCGGTCCGAATCCCCCGCCTGCGCAGCTTTTAAGGGGGGAAGAGCCTCCGCAGTAGTGGCCGGCGGGGTAGATTTTGCCTCTTTTTTAGGCGTTTTCCGGGTAGGCTTGGCTTCCTGCTCCTTCGCTTTCAGTTCGGCCTGGATGGCCTTGCTGGTTTCGCCGTGGTCGATATCGAACTGGCTGGCCACCTCGATCAGTTGCTTGCCGCCGTGTTCGAGATCCCATTCGCTGGTTACGTTGGTGCCGGAGATCAGGAGGATGTCGGTAGCCAGCGTCCAGCATTGCTCGGTGGTCAGGGTCGGGATGAGCAGGCCGAAGTTCTGCACGCGCTCGGTGTTGTTCTTGCCGCTGGCGCCCCAAAGGTTGGCGATGGCGGGCTGGGTGTCGGAATACAGGCGCTCCCACAGGCGCAGGACCATGCGCTTGAAGAGGTAATGCTGAACGCTGTAGGCAAAGCCGCCGTCATCATTGGCGATCTCGGTGACGTTCTCGCGCACCATCTCGAACATCCGCTGGCGGGTGGCGCGCTCGATCTTGATCTTGGCGTCGACCTTCGCCCGGGCCTTGCTTTCTTCCTCGGCGCGTAGCTTGACGCCGGCGGCCTGCAGCTTCTCGGCCAGCACCTTGTTGTCGATCACCGGGACCAGCGTCTGCTTGACGGTGTCTTCGAGCATGACGGGGTCGGCCGCTTCGCCCAGGATCTCGGCGAAGGTGCGTTTTTCCGGGTCGTCGTAACAGGTCTTATCGAGCGGGGTGTAGTGCTTGGCCGTGGTGTAGCTATCGACCGAGTAGCCGCCCGTGATCTTCTTCGCCTCGTCGCCGATGATGACGGTGCCGCCGGCGGCCTTGACCTTCTCGGCTTCGTGGTCGCGGAAGGCGATCTTCTTTTCGACGAAGCAATCCGGGTTAGTGCAGACGTCAGGACTATCCACGTCCTCGAAAATATCGGGCGCGTTGCCGGTGCGCTGGGGGCAGGTGGCACAGGTGCCGGCCTTGGTCAGCGTGGCATCGTCGATGGGGAATGGTGCCTTGCCCAGCTCCAGCATGTAGCGGCTCTTGATGTGCCGATGGGCAGCACGGACCGACATGGTGTCGAGGTTGTAATCTGGCGCGGTGATTTCCGCGATCGCCTTGGCGCGCAACGTGGTGGTCGGGATGCGGGCGACGAGCAGGGCGGTGGAGGGGTTGAGCTTGCCGGCCACGAACAGGCGGCGGGCGTCGTCATCCAGGGCGAGCAGCTTGAGGCGGCCAAAGATGTAGCTGCGGCTCTTGCTGATCGTTTCCGCCAGGTGTTCGGCGGTGTAGCCGTGCTCGGTCATCAAGCGGCTGTAGCCTTCGGCCTCTTCCAGCGGGTGCAGGTCTTCGCGCTGCAGGTTCTCGATGATCTGGATCTCGACCACTTCGGCATCGCTCATTTCGACGACCTTGGCCTCGATCATGGTCAGCCCGGCCGCCTTGGCGGCCCGCCAGCGGCGCTCGCCGGCGATGATCTCGTAAGTGGTCAGCGGTGCCGGCTGCTCGTAGCTGAGCGGCCAGATGCGGCAGAGGATCGGCTGCAACACGCCGCGCTTCCGGATGCTCTCGGTCAGCTCGGCCAGCGCTACGGGGTCGAAGTGCTTGCGGGGGTTGGTCGGCGAGGCGGCGGCATAGTCGAGGCCGATCATCTGGAACGACTTGGCCAGGGCTTCGGGGTCGTAATCTTGGCGGGGGGTGTAGGTCATGCTACGGATCTCCGGTAGGTTTTGCTCAGGTCGGCCTTGATGCTGTGACCGCGAACCCGCAGTGCATTGGCAAGTTGGGCACGGTCGTGGTGGCTGTGAGTGGTTTGGCGCAGCAGGCCGAAGTAGCTGTTTCCTGTATCGAAAAGCTGATCGGCCGGCATCGAGGCGGTGCGACTGAGCGCCTCATTGAACGTCCGGCGGCGCAACGTACGGCGCCAGGGCTTGATGACTTGGCCGACGAAGTCGATGCCGCGGTCGACCGGCTGCAGGATGGTCTTTTTAGGGTTGAGGCGAGCGGCCAGAACCATTTTGAGGAAGCCCTCAATATGGTCATGTGCCTCGTTGAGCCATTGCGGTGACTCATGTAGCAGCACGAAGTCGTCGACGTAGCGGATGTAGTGCCGGCAGCGCAGGTCGTGCTTGACGAACTGGTCGAGGGCGTTGAGATAGACGTTGGCAAAGAACTGGCTGCTCAGGTTGCCGATCGGCAGGCCGAGGTGCGCCGGCTGGTTAGTCAGACGTTTGTGCTCCGGAACCTTGGACAGCAATGCCGGGTCACCTTGGTATTCAAAGTCCTGGCGCGGGTCGTGAAACAGGATCATTTCAGCGAGCGACATCCAGAAAGGTTCATCGATGTGCTTGGCGAGCAGGTCGCGGACGATGTACTTGTCGATGCTGACGAAGAAGTTGGCCAAGTCGCACTTGAGGTAGTGCGCTGGCTTGCGCCAGTTCTGGGTGATGCTGCGCACCTTGGCTTCGAGGCGCTCAGCGGCATACAGTGTGCCGCGCCCCGGGATGCAGGCGCAGCTATCGGCGATGAATCGGGCGTAGAACCGTGGCGCGATCCGGTTGTGCAGCAGGTGGTGCACGATGCGGTCGCGGAAGGTGGCGGCCCAGACCTCGCGGGCTTTTGGCCGGGTGATGATGAAGCAGATACTGCGGCCTGGTGTGTAGCTACCGGCCTGCAGATCGTCGTATAGCTTACGCAGGTTCGGCTCCAGGCGCTCTTCGAAGGCCAGTGCGCTGGCGCTGTTGCGCTTGGTGCGGCGGCAGTCGAAATAGGCCTGGGCGAGTTCCTGGAAGGTAAAGTCAGCGGCTACGTTCCAATCTGCGGACGGCACGAGCGCGGAGCTCGTTGTTCTTGTGGTTGTTGTTCTGGTTGCCGTTGTTGAAGTTCTGATTCCAAGCCCAACCGGACTCGGACCCATCGTGCTTTCTACGTCGACCGGCCGAATGTTCAGCGGGGAAACTGCGCCAGACCGGACCCGGCTGCTGCCGGCGGTATCTGCGGTGCGCATGGCGGTGGCCTTGTGAGCCAGCGGCACGACCAGATTGAAAGATCGCTCAGTCATGGCGGCCTTGACCTCCATGAAGCGGGCGATGTGCGGCGCGGCGCCACCCGTTTGCTTGCTTCCCGATGCTGCTGGTGAGTTCGATGGCCTGCGCGTAGGCTGGCTTCGAAATGAGGCGCTTGTCCATGGACAGGCGCAGCATCAACTCAGCAACCTGCAGGCGTTCGATCAATTCCAGCAAATGCGGAGCCTTGTCCTGGGCGACATTGGCCCGGAAGATTAGCACCGTGATCTCGATGCATTCGGTGCTGATCTTCTCGCCGATTGATCGTTTGTAGTCGCGGTGCATGTTCTTGACCAGCCCGGCAATGATGCCGAGCAGGTCATAGGCGACTTTGTAGATGGGAAGGTTGGTATGGGTGGCCATGCTGACTAAATGACTTAATTACTCAATAACTAATCTGCGGACGGCACGAGCGCGGAGCTCGTCGCGCTTGTGGCCGCTGAACTGGTAGCCGTAGTAGAAGCCCTGAATCCAAGCCCAACCGGACTCGGACTCATGGGCTTCGCAGGACCAGTAGTAGCGTTGCTCGAATTCCTCTTTGAGGTTAGCGAAGAGAAGTGCTTGTTCGCGGCGGGTAGGAAGGCTGGCGACGTATTTGCCGGTTTGCTGGCCGGCCCACTCCATGGCCTTGTCCCAGGTGATGTCGTCGGCCTGGCCGGGCAGCAGTACCAGGTGATGGCTCGGTTCGCCGTCCTTGCCAAGAACTAAGCCGGCATAGCGCTCACCCGGATTCAGTTCAAGCAGCAGTTCGGGGAAGCGAATGGATTCCGGCGTGCCAGCCTGGGCCTCGAAGGCGGCGATCATGTCGGCGAGCTTGGCATGCTCGGCCTTGATCGATTCAAGCGTGATGGTTGGTGTCATGGTTTCCTCGAAATGACTGAATGATTAAATGGGCAATCTGCGGACGGCACGAGCGCGGAGCTCGTAGTACTTGCGGTAGCCGCGCTCTGGTAGCCGTAGCTGACGTACTGAAGCCAAGCCCAACCGGACTCGGTATGGTGTGTCTCATTGCTCCAGTACCAGTCCTTCTTGAGCTGGTCGCGGTGGTCGGCCCACAGCATGGCCTGCTCGATGCGGCTGGGCAGATCGCCGCCGATGCTCTTGGCCCACTCCATCTGATCCTGCCAGGTGGCGTCGTCGTTATCGCCGGGCAGCAGGATGACGTGGTGCAGGTTTCCGGCCTTGTCGCCGATGGCGCCGATGTAGGTTTCGCCTTCGGCGAGCGGCGGGATTTGAAGTTGTTGCATGGTTGCTCCTTGGGTTGAATAGGCTTGGCGGGTTTGGTGGTTCATGCTGCTTCCTCCATAGCCGTGCTGATGCGCACGGTGGTCAGAATGTCCTTGGCTTCGGCCAGGGTCAGGCGCAGGGCTTGCTGCCGGCAAGCGGCGATGCTGGTGCGGACCAGGGCGAGGTCTGATTCGAAGAGGGGCGCGCCGGCGTCCAGTTTGTTGGCCAGGCGGGTAAAGCCGTCGATGTCGGCGGTCTCGCCAAGGCGGTCGGCGGCGACTTCGTGAAAGTGGATGATGCCGCGCAGGGCGGCGGTCGTTTCGTACCAGCCGCCTTCGCCGTCTTCGTAGAAAACCGGCTTGCCCTGGGCGGCGTCGACCGTGCCGTCCATCTCGATGCGATGCAGGATGCGCTCGATCGGAGCGAACACCATGTCGATGCGCCAGGGCTGGCAGGCAAGCCGGAGCTTGGTCGCCTGGAAGGGGCGACGCTTGGCCGATTTACGCATGCTTGATCAGCTTGGCTTCGGCCCAGCGGCGGAACTCGGCACCGCGCACCGCCTTGCCGTGGGGAACAAGCGCGAAGACCTCGGCCGAGCCGCCGGCACGAACGGCGCCCAGGGCGATGGATTCGGCGACCTCTTCCTTGTTGAAGCGGCGCAGGGCTTTCTTTGGGCGGGCAACGATGTAGCCAGCCGGCTTGATGCTCTCCACCCGTGCGCTGACGAAGCTGCCGGCCTGCAGCTGGTCTTCCAGTTGGCCGACGCGCTCAAGCGCTTCATTGGTCTTGCGCACCTGGTCGGTGAGGCGGATGTCCTGGGCGGCGAAGGCGTTGCGCATTTCCTTCGCGCTGTTGGCGCCGATCTCCTGGGCGGCGCTCTGCCATTCGGCGAGCTGGATCTGCAGCTCCTTGATCTGTAGATCCTTGACCTGGTCGCCGGCCTGGGTGAGATCGCTGATCGCTTTGCTCGCGTCGGCCGCAACATTTACGCTGACGGCATTTTCTTCCGGCGCCTCGGCAGTATTGGTGGGCATGTTCTTCGTCAGCCAGGTGATGCCGTGGCGGCTGATTTCGTAGGCTGGCATGCCGCTGACCGTGTCTTTTCCAGCGGCATCAACATGCCCGGCTTTCTTGGCGTCGTTGATCGCAATGCGCAGCTTGTCGCGCGCGATGCCGGTGCTTAGTTCGAGGTCGTTATAGGTGCACTTGCCGTGCTTTTGCAGGGCGAGCAGGACGGATTGGCGGTTGCTCATGGTGGTCCTTTCAGAATGGAAGAGTGACGGTCAGGGCGCTGCCGGTGCGGGGGTCGGTAATCTGGCCGTGTTGGTAGATCAGCTGGAACAGGGCGAGCGTGCAGAGGACGTCGCCCAGGCAGTAGTCGATGACCTTGCCGATCTTCCCGTCCTGCCACAGCTGCGGTGCGTCGGCGCCGTTGCCGGTCTTGGTGGGCAGGTTGTTGGCGCGGCAGATGGCATCCAGGCTGAGGCCCTTGGGATGCTCCCCGACGGGGATGCCAGCGGCGCGCCAGATCAGTGCGGCCAGATCGAGGCTTTTCTCGGCCGGGTAGCCGGCGCCGTTGGCCTCAAGCAGCGGGTCGTCAAAGCGGTGGCCGTTGAAGCTGATGACCCAGTCGCGCTTGGCGACCAGGGCCAGCCATTCGTCAAGGTTGTCGTCGCAGAAAACGTGCGGGCGGTTGTCGTAGGCGTCCCATACGCCGATGGTGGCGATGCCCATGCCGGCAAAGTCCGTCCAGCCTTTGGCATAGGTGTAGCCCGGTTGCTGGGGATTGTTCGGCGTGGTGACGCCGTGCTTGATCTCAGTGTCGTAAATCAGAATGCTCATGGTTGGTCTCAGTTAAAAATCAGGTCGATGAGAAAAAGGAGGGCGAACGCGGCCAGGATCGATTCATTGATCACGGCTGCATGCCCCAGACTTCGGTCGTTTCACTGCTGCGGCGGTTGCGGAACTCGCTGAGCTTTTGCCAGCCTTCGGCTTCCAGGACGCGCTTCTGGGCGCTGTTGGCCGCGGCAACGGTGCAGAGGGCAAAGTCGTAATGCAGGGCACGCAGGGCGCGGCGCTGCTCGGCCTTGAGCACCTTGCCGCGCCCCTGGCCGCGCTTGGCTTCGGTAACGAAGAAGCTGTGGCAGATGGCGACCTGGCTTTGCCCGGGCAGGCTGGTGATCTCGAAGGCGCCGTGGTGGTCGACGTGGCGGCTCATGCCACACCCCCTTCATTCCCCTTCGGCACCAGCCCGCCGCGCCGTTCGAACTTGGGGGCTTCGGCCTGGTCGGCCCGGGCCTTGAGCAGGTTGTCGATCTGCTCGCGCTTGGTGCGCAGGGCGTCGTACAGCTCGTCGCGGCGGGAAAGCAGGTAGGCGGCCTCGGCTTCCAGTTCGTCAAGGCGGGCCGCATTGGTACCGCGCTGGCGCCTGATCTTCAGGTAGGCGATGCGCAGGCGCTCTTCGATGGTGTCATGGACGGCCTGGAGGTTTTCGCGCTCGGCTTCGAGGGCTTCCAGGTCGCTGACCATGCGCACTTCAAGGCCGAAGATGATTCGGTACAGCCAGCAGATCAGGCGGGACATGGCAGGGTCTCCAGGCGGGCGCGGTGCGGGGTGATGACGAAGACGCGGACCATGGCCCAGAGGCCTTTGCTCGGCTTGCTGGGCGCGATGACGGTGCGTTCGCCGTTGGTGTAGAGGTTCATGCCGTGGCAGCGGGCAAGGTCTGCCGCTGCCTGGACCTCGGTTTCGCTGGGGATGATGATGGCTTCGGGCATGGTGGTTCCTAGCGGACGGTGGGAACGGCGGCCATGGCCGGGATGCCGCTGGCGGTAAAGGTCAGGCCGATGACGCGGCCGGTGCCTTTGACGGCAGCGCAGTGCGCCAGATGGACCTTTAGGGCGGATAAGTGCAGACGCATGGACGGCTCCTATTTGAAGTTGAAGCAGCGGCAAACGAAAGAACGCAGGGTGTCCGGCTTGCCACGGGCACCAAGGAAGACGTTGCAGGTTTGGGTCTTGCGGTAGACGAGGAATTTCCCGGCCTTTTCAACCACGAAGCCGCCGTGGTCCTTGGCGATCTGCTTGGCTTCCTTGATGACCTGGATGGGGTTGCGGGCTGTTGCCATGGCGGGCTCCGGTGGTTTGTTTGGCCCGATTATCACGATTGTGTTTGCTTGTGTCAATCACGCTTGTGATTTTTTGGGCCAAAAAAAACCGCCAGAAGGCGGTTGTGATTATTACAAAGGAATATTTGTTTGGGCTTTTCCTTTATGCGCGGCCTTGCTGTATCTCTTCCTTCGCTACTTCGACCCAGCTTTTGGCTACGGGTGGGCTGGGTTCGGGAATGGATTCTAGTTCTGGCTGTTCAGTGGTAGCTGGCAGTTCTGCCGGTTCCTTTCTGGTGGCGACCAGGGTGTCACATATCCGATTGCCGCTGCGGTTGATCGAAGAATTGACGGCCCCGCCGGCCAGAAGTACGGCGCCGATGAGCATTGATACGAGCCCGGCAATTTGATGGATGGCGCCATTGGCGCCCCAGAACAGGATCAACCCAAAGAGAAAGGCGATGATCGAGCCTAGGTAGAGGAGAAATGACACGTTTAACCTTTCTGTGAAAAGGTTTGATCGTACTGGCGCTTTATGCTGCCATCAATACGACCAATGTCATATATCAGCCTTTTCGCGGTCGTCGCAATGAATGCGGCCGACGCTGAGCATTGCCTTGCGTTTGCTCGGGTTTGCCCGTCTGAATAGGCGCAGTAGCTCGGCCTCTTCCGGGGTGTGTTCAGGATGATTGGCAGTGGTGCTGTCTTTGTCGTGGTCGAGATCCATCCAGCCCGGGTCTTTCATGGTTCCTGTTTCCAGCTTTCTGGCGAGAGCATTGCCGACGCCTCGCGGTTTTCCGCTGGGGAGCAGGGTGCCGCTAAGTATCTGTGACAGGTATTTTTCGCTGGTGCCGACTTCTTCGGCTAATGCAGTGATGGTTCGGTATTCTTGAACGAGCTTGCGAAGGTTGGTAAGGCGGATGTCATCTCGGGTCATCCGCTCATGATATGAAGGCTATGCTCGCCATGACACACACTTGACGCTGGTTAAAAATATCTAGCGTTACGCATTCGTTAAACCGTGAAAAACCTCACGGAAAGTGGCATTGAGCGGTGTCTCTATAACGTTTGTTATATTGTTGTTGAATAGCCTTATTGATACTGTTCGCCTCGTCGTCGGTGCCCATTAAGTAACATTATGGCGACCTTGATCAGCTGCGACCGTGGCAGCTGCCCGTTAAAAACCGGCATGGAACTTGAAATGGATAACGCTGTTGAGTTGATAGGTGATGCGCTTGAGTTTGTCCAGTTATCTCTGGATCGCCTGGTGGCTGAAGGGGCGGCGCATGCCGCACTGGTGGTTACTTACCCGGATGGGCAGCAGGTGGTTTTGAAGGGTAGCGCCCCTGCCGAATGTTCTGGTCTACCTAAGGCTGCTTGTTTTCGCTGATTGCTTTGCCTTCCTGCTTAGCCTGTTCGATGGTGATCAGTTGCAGCAGGGCAATCTGGTAGGTTGGCGACATCTCATTGACGGCCATCGCGATCTTCATTGCAGTATCTGAAAGCTCGTAGGTCTTGATGTCGCCGCGCTTCTCGGGGCCTGTGCCCGATGATAGCCAAAGAGATTCCACGCCAAGAGCGTGCGCAATCGCCGGAATGTGCGATGACGATTTCCGGGCGCCAGACTCCAGCATGCCAATGATGGATTGATTTTTCAGCTTGGCTTTTTTGGCGAGTTCGGCCTGGGAGAGTTTTGCCTCTTCCCGTTTGGCGATGAGTCGCTCGGCTAATGTTAGGTATTCCATATATTTCAATTGTGATTAAAAACTAAATCACGATGGTGCTTGTTGTCGGCAATCACGTATGTGATAATCGGCGCATGGACTGGAAAGAACTGATCAACTTCCTGCTGGATAACGGGCATACCCAAGCGCAGATCGCCAAGCGATGCGGCACCGGGCAGAGCTACATATCCAGTTTGCTGAGTGGCTCCCGGAAGTCGCCGAACTGGGGGCTTGGCAATGCGCTCATTGAGTTTCGCGATGAGGTGCGGGCTTCTTTGCAAGAGCGAGAGGCGGCCTGACATGGATATCGAACGCCCCGACCTTTCACCCGATGAGTGGGATCGCATCGGGCGGTTGATAGCTTCCAGTTTCACAACTCGTCCTTACGTTGCTGCTCATCGTCAGCGCCAAGCGCTTGAGGCGGCTGAGAGTGAGCAAGCCAAGGCTTCGGCTGAGTCGTTGAAAACGATGATCGATTCGCTCGCCCATCGGCAATCACCTGGCGCCACTGCTCAATCGATTCGGCAACGGCTTGCTGATATTCGGGGTCGTTTTCGCTTAGTTCAGTGGCGTCTGTTGCCAGGGCAATTGCCTTCGTCAGCGCTAGTGTCACTGCGTTCGTGTTCGTCTCGATCAGGGGAAGCATGATGGCGCAGACCTTGGTCAGGGCCTTGAAGTTTGCCGTTTGGGCAATGTGGTCTGTTTCCAGCGCGGTAATTCTGTGGGCCTGGCGTTCGATAACCCCCCCCTGCCGGATGAGGTGTTCGCTGATCAGCCTGAGTTTTTCTTTCAGTTCGGCGATTGTTTTTTCCGTCGTCATGACGTCTCCATTCAAGGTTGTCTCCACTGTCGGCGGCCCCCTGCCGGCTTTCCCGGGCCTTCGGGCTCGGGTTTTTTCTTTCTCGACAGGGCCATTGTGCGGCCTTGCTGTCGTCGTAAATAGCCGTTTATTTCAGGGTGTACGCATATGACCATCAAGCAAACCAATCGCTCGTTGTTCCTGGCCATGCAGGCGGATGCGAAGGATTTTCCCGGTGGTATCCGCGCCGTTGCGGAGTTTATCGGTCGCAATGGCAACACGCTGGGGAATCAGCTGAATCCCGATCACGATGCCGCGCCGCCGTCGCTTGAGGTGTTTGTGGAGCTGGTGAAGTTGTGCCAGGGCAAGCGGTCTGCTTTCGCGGTGGCGCAGCTGGTGAATCAGGTGCCGATGGATGTGGACGTGGATAGACACCCGTCGTCGGATTCGGTTCCGTTATTCATGACCCTGCTGCACGAGGCGTCGGCGGCGTTTAGTTCAGGCAGCGAGTTCGCGAAGGATCTGCGCTTCGATGCCGAGGAGCGGAAGAAGATGGAGCCGCTGTTGATGAATCTGCTGAAGGCGACGGCTGAGCTGCTGAAGACGGTGCGCGGCTAAACGGCGCTGAGTCATGTCCGATAAAAATAATAGTGGAACAACCGTGGCGGTGCCGTGGGCGGATTTGGCTGCGTATCGCGCCGATTTCCGGGCGCGGCATCCGGTGCCGGCGGTGTCGTCGGTGGTGGCCGATCTGGCTGGGCGTCGGCAGTGGTTGATGTGGCGCTATGAACCGGGCGAGTCGGCAACGGCCAAGCCGCGCAAGATGCCGTATTACGCGAATGGCCGGAAGCGGGGCGGCAAGCAGGGCGATGAGCGGGATCGTGCCGCCCTGGTGGATTTTGCGACGGTGGCCGAGGCCGCCAAGCGGATCGATGGTCATGGGAATGGCTGGGATGGCGTTGGCTTTGCCTTCCTACCGGATGATGGCCTGGTGGGGATCGATCTGGATGGAATGATCGATCCGGAGAGCGGGGAGATTGCGGAGCGTTGTGCTTCGATTATTTCGGCCTGTGCGAGTTATACGGAGTTTTCCCCGAGCGGCAAGGGTGTTCATATCATTGGCCTCGGCCATGTCGAGAAGTCGTTCAAGAGCAACGATATCGGCGTCGAGGTGTTTTGCGGTGCCCAGTTTTTTACTTTTACCGGCCATCCGTGGCCGGGAAGCGTGGCCGAGGTGGCGGCGATCCCGGAGCGGACGCTGGGCCGGTTGAAGCTGACGGTTGATCAGGCAAAGCGCTCCGGTTCGCCGGCGCCTTCGGTACCGCATCAGGCGCCGGCCCAGGGCGCCCATGTCGGCGGCCGGCAGCGGAGCCTTGCCGAGACGGTGGCGCTGGCCGAGGAGGCTATCCAGCATTTGGCGCCGGATGACTATCACCTGTGGGTGAAGGTCGGGATGGCGTGCTTTAACGGCCTGGGTTCGGCGGGTTTTCTGGTGTGGGATGGTTGGTCGTCGAAGAGCCCGAAGTACAAGGGCGATGAGATGACAAGGCGCTGGAAGACGTTCGATAAGTCGGACGTTACGCTGGGGGCTTTGTTCGCTCTGGCCGAGGAGGCTGGTTGGCAGGCGCCCTGGACGAAGGCGCGCGCGCGCCGCCAGCGGAATGCTCCACCTGCCGAAAGCACTTCTACCCCTTCAGGGGCTCCCGCGGGGGAGTCGCCAGCGGCGTCTGCCGATGAGCTTGAGGATGCTGCCCGGGAGTGCGGTTTCGGCGAGCCTTCGCCGCCGCCTGAGCCCCCTGAGCCGCCGGCCGATGACTGGCAGCGCGATCTGATCAGCAAGAAGGGTGAGCTGAGTCCGTGCCTCGCCAATGCGGAGCTTATTTTGTCGCACATGCCGGCCTGGCAGGGTGTGATTGCTTACGATGAGTTTGCCGAACGGACGGTGTTCCGGTCGCCTTTGCCGTTCGATCCGCGTGGTGCTGCCGAGGGTGAGTGGTCCGATCATCTGGATGTGAAAACGACGATCTGGTTGCAGCGGGCGTGGCGGGTTGAGTTTTCGCCGACGACGGTGGGCAAGGCGGTTGAGTCGATGGCCCGCGATCATCGTTTCCACCCCGTCCGGGAGGCGCTTTCGGCGCTGGCGCCTTGGGATGGTATCCGGCGCAACAGCGAGTGGCTGTCGGATTACCTGGGCGTGCAGAGGACGGAATACACGGCGCTGGTCGGCATGTTCTTCCTGCGCGGGATGATCCAGCGGGTGATGCGGCCGGGCAGCAAGTTCGACTATTGCCTGGTGCTGGAGGGCGAGCAGGGCCGGGGGAAGTCGACCGTGGCCCGCTTGTTGTCCTGGCATTGGTTCTGCGATACCGACCTCGATCTGTCGAACAAGGATTCGCTCCTGGCGCTGCCGGGCCATTGGGTCTATGAGATTGCGGAGCTGGGCTCGCTGATGAAGGCCGAGGAGCGCAAGCAGAAGTCGTTCTTGAGCCGGCAGGAGGATGAGTTCAGGCCGCCGTACGGTTCGCGGCTGATCAAGGTGCCGCGCCAGAACGTGTTCATCGGGACGACCAACGAGGAGGAATACCTCAAGGATGCGACCGGCGGGCGGCGTTTCTGGCCGGTGATGTGCGGCGCCAGCTTCAATTTGGACGGGCTGCGGGATGCCTTGCCGCAGATGTATGCCGAGGCGCTGGCGGACTATCACGCCGGTGAGCGGGCGTACCCAGTGCCCGAGGAGCAGGACAGGCTCTTTACCCCAGAGCAGGCTAAGCGGGGGATGCAGGAGCCGTTTGACGACATCCTGCGGACGTGGGTGGAGAGCAGGGTGGAGCCGTTCTCGATGGCGGATGCGGCGACAGATGGGCTAGGCCTGTCTGCCGACAAGCTGACACCGGCGATTGTGACGCGCCTTGGGATCGTCCTCAAGCGGCTCAAGTGTGGGCGAAAGGAGAACCGTCTAGCGGCTGACCCCGGCGAACGACGGATGTACCTGCCCCCGCATTTGAAGCGTGATGACATGCGTGGCACGAATAGTGCAGAGGAGGGCGCGAACCATGCGTATTTCTGATCGCGCTGGCCTCGGCTTTCTTCCCACCCTGGTTCCCAACCTTCCCACCCTGCGTTTTGAGGTTGGGAGCCGCAAATCCTTGTGTCACAAGGGTGTTCCCAACCTTCCCAGCCTTCCCAGCCTTTTCTCACCCGCACACACACGAGCGCATGCACACCGGCGCGCGCCCGCTCGCGTGTACGTGTGTGATAACCATTATTTTAGGTTGGGAAGGTTGGGAAGGTTGGGAAGAAGCAGCAAGGGCAATGGTTTCGCCTTCCCAACCTCAAAACCAATGGTGGGAAGGCTGGGAACTTCCCCGGCATTCGCTGCCCGGGAGTTCGAAATGAATGCGTTGATCGATCAAATGCGCGCCGATTTCGGCCGCGTGATGGCCTTCCGGCTGGATCGTGGTGAATGGACCTGGGCGGATGCTGATGAGATCGGCCTGGCGATCAGGGCCATCGTCGCCGGCGGTGATGCCGAGCTGATCAAGGCCTGGGCAGCATGGGTGGCCGAGCTATCCGCATCGGAATACGGCCCGGTACCGGCGCTACCCCACCGTGGGCCGACGGCCTGCCTCACCTGCCGCCATGTCCTACCGCCCGGCCGTCCTGGTAGTGGCGATTGCTATGTCCGCACCGACGCCCCGCCCGCTGACCTGGGCGCCACCTGTCCCGACTGGAGAGCAGCATGATCAACATCAGCATCCGCCACAACTTCCCCCAGGTGATCCAGGCGCTGAAGGAGTTGCCCGAGAAGGCAGGCGGCAAAGCAATGGTGCGCGCGATGAATACGACGATCACCCAGGCAAAGCCGGCAATGGCGCAACAGATATCGAAGGAGTTCAACGTGACCAGTGCCCAGGTCAAGGAACGCCTGACGGTACGCCGGGCGATTGCCAAGCCAGGTGAGTACAGGTTCGAGGCTGAGCTCAAGGCAGCCAACAAGGCGAAGGGGCGGGGCGCCAACCTGATCGCATTCCAGGATGGTGTGCTTACCAAGCGGACAGCCAAGCGTGCGGGCCGTGCTCAGTCTATTGGGCAGCTTGGCTTCCAGATTAAGCGGGCAGGCGGGCGCAAGGTGGTGACGGGTGCGTTCATTGGCAATGATGGGCGGACGGTCTTCATTCGTGTAGGGAAGAAGCGCATGCCCATCAAGGCGGTGAGCACCATCGATATCACCCAGATGTTCAACACGCGCCGCATCAACGAGGTGGTGGTGGCCACCATCCTCAAGCGATTCGAAGCCAACTTCAATCGCGAGCTTCGTTCGGTCCTGAAGGGCTACATCAAATGACCCATACCCCCACCCCCCTCGCGGGTCCTTCCCAGCCCATCCCCATGCGGCGCGAAACGACCGCAGGATTTCGCCAGTTTTGTGAATCTGTAGGAGGTAAGTAAGTTGCGCATTGTAGGCCAGGAGCGGATTGCGGCGGTTTTCGGGGTGGCGCCGAAGACGATTGTCGACTGGCAGGAGCAGGGGTTTCCGATCGCGCAACGCGGGTCGCCCGGCATCCCGAGCGAGTACGAGACAGACGTCTGCATCGGCTGGCTGGTGGACCGCGAGTTGCGCAAGGTGCAAGCGGAGTCGCCGAACGATCGCCTAGCGCGGGTGCGGGCTGACAGCATCGAGATGGACAACGCTGAACGCCGTGGCCAGTTGATCCGTGCTGACCAGCTGGAGCCGAAATTGAAGGCCGCTTTCGTCGCTGCTCGTGAGGCCTGGCTGGATGCGGTGCCGAGATTGGCCCGCGAACTGCCGGCTGATGTCCAGGAGCGTGAGGCCCAGCTGCAGACGGAATTCGAAAATTTTCTAAATCGGCTGGCGCAGTGGGCCAATGCCAGTGACGACGAGGACGAGGACGCCTGATGAACGCACCGGCTGCCGTGGTGAATGAGCTTGATCTGTGGGCCGGGCAGGCGCTCGACTCGATGATGAGCCGCGTCTTCGCCCAGCTCAAGCCCCGGCCGCCGCTATCGCCGCTGGAGTGGGTCGAGAAATACCGCCGCCTCAGCTCGGAAGAGAACCCCGACTTCGTCGGTCAGTTCAAGATGGACAACATCCCGGTGCTGCGCGGCGTATTGGCTGCCGCTGGCCAGCGTGGCGTCAAGCGCCTGGTCGGTCAGAAGTCGGCGCAGATCGCCTGGACGGCCGGCGTGTGCTGCACGCTGATGGGCTACTACACGCACTGGAAGCCCTGCGTGCAGGTCGCCATGTTCCCCCGCGAGAAGTCGGCCAAAGACTTCGACGCCGAAAAGTTCTCGCCGATGGTGCGCGCCACCAAGGTGCTGGCCAAGCGCATCAAGCTGAAAAGCCGGAGCGACGGCAACAGCGCCACCCGCAAGCACTACCCGGGCGGCCTGCTGAAGTTCGTCGCCTCGAACAGCCCGGCCGACGTCAAGTCGACCAGCGCCAAGGTCCGCTATGTCGAAGAGCCGGACGACACCAACCGGGACGTCAAGGGGCAGGGCAACTCGATCACCCTGTTGCGCGAGCGCGGCAAGACCATCCGCGAAAGCTTCGAGCTGATCGGCGGCACGCCGACCGCCAAGGGCGCCAGCGAGATCGAGAAGGAAATGCGGACGACCGACCAGCGCCGGTTCATGGTCGCCTGCCATGACTGCGGAGAGCGCCACGAGGTCAGCCATGACTACATGGTCATCCCCGGCCTGAACCTGACCGCCGACGAACTATCGGCGCCCGACATCGACGAGCGCTACCCTATGCGCGACGTCTACGGCCGTTCGCGCCCGGAAGAGGCCTACTACGCCTGCCCGCATTGCGGCTCGATCTGGACCGACCAGCAGCGCGTCGCGAACATCAAGGCCGCCGCCCTGGTGCCGCCGCTCTATGGCTGGGTACCGACCGCCGACGCGACCGACCCCGGGTTTTACCTCAACGAATTCCAGTCCTGCTTCGAGGGCAGCTACGTCCCGATCCTGGCCGAGAAATACGTCAAGGCGCTGCATCAAATGGAGCAGGGCGACCCGACCGACATGGTCGCCTACTGGAACAGCACGCGGGGAATCCCCTGGGAGTACAAGGGCGAGCTTCCGGAAGAGGACGAGCTGCGCAACCGTGCCGAGTCCTATGCCGAATGGACCGTCCCGGCTGGCGGCCTGATCCCGCTGCTCACGGTCGACGTGCAGCATGACCGGTTGGCAATCACCTGCTGGGTCGCCGGCCGCGGCGAAGAAATGTGGCTTGCCTACTGGGGCGAAGTCTACGGCTCCACCATCGTGCCCCATGCCGGCGCCTGGCTCGAACTCGAAGCCCTGCTCGGCAAGCGGGTGGGTCCGCTCAGCATCCAGGCCTGCGCCATTGACTGCTCGGACGGCCAGACTTCCGACGCCTCATACGCCTTCGTCCGCAAGCACAACCGCCGCGACCGTCAGGTCATTGCCGTCAAGGGCGCCGCCGACGCCGAAGGCAAGGTCGAAATCTGGACCCCGCCCAAGGCCATTGACCCCAACGCCAAAGCTACCAAGGCCAGCAAATTCGGCGTGCAGATCCACATCGTCGGCACCGCCAAAGCCAAGGATCTGATCCTCGGCTGGGCACAAGAGGGCGGCCGGGTTCGTCTGGCCGGCAAAGGCCCCGGCCGGATGCACTGGTACGAAGGCGTGCGGGCCGACTTCTACGAGCAGCTCCTCTCGGAAATCAAGATCCCCAGCCGCCTCAACCCCAAGCGCCGCGTCTGGAAAGCGCGGACCGACCGCCGCAACGAGGCCCTTGACTGCACGGTCTACGCCGTCTATCTCTACCGTCACCTCAAGCTGCACCTGCGCCGGCCGGGCCAGTGGGATCTCGACGAGCTGCGACTACGCCAGGGCGTGCTGATTGATGACGAACCCGTCGCGCCCGCGCCCGCCGCACCTGTCACGCCAACCCCGCCAGTCACCGAAAGTCCGATCGAAACCCCGGCGGTACACACGCCTGCACCGCAAGAAACGCCGGCTGACCCGGTCGCCGATGCCGACACCGTGATCGAACAAGCCCGCGCCGCTGCCGCCTTCCAGGCGCTGCTGCGCAACCGGAATGCCCGACGCCATGGCCGATAACCTCAAGGACATCCTCGCCATCGCCCGCCGGCAACTGCCAGACGTGCCCGACGCCACCTGGTCGAAGATCGAGCAAGCCATCCGCAATGACTTCGGATGCCAGCGGCCCTACATCGCCGCCCACAAAAAACGCTCGCACCTGGAAGCCCTGGCCGAAGCCGATCAGAAGATGGCCGCCGACCAGCTGGCCGCCAAGCTGGGGATCTCGCCCCGGCGCGTGCGGCAGTTGAAGAAACTCAAATGAAAGGAAGTGCCATGAAAGAACGTCCAATCCTTTTCAATGCAGCGATGGTGCGCGCGATCCTCGAAGGCCGAAAGACGCAGACGCGGCGGGTTGTGAAGCAAGACCTGCAGCGGCTCGGCGATGGAGATTTTTACGCGTTCGACCACAAAGGCATCAACTACCGGGTGAATGCTCGCCACACGACTGTCGCGGCCTGGGCGCAACTTCTGCAGTTCTGCCCCTACGGCCAGCCCGGCAATCGGCTTTGGGTCCGCGAGACATGGCAATACTACGACTGGAATGATGAGGGCGAACCCTGCATTCGCTTGCATGCCGACAACGCGACAACTTGGCCGGAGCCGGGTAACGAAGCGTGGGCCGATAAGCTGGTCGATGTATGGGAATTCCTCTCTCGCGACGAGAATTACCGCATCGACAATCGCGCCCGTGATCGCCGCTGGCGACCATCCATCCATATGCCGCGCTGGGCCAGCCGCATCACGCTTGAGATTGCCGGCGTCCGGGTGGAGCGGCTGAACGACATCAGCGAAAACGACTGCATAGCAGAGGGCTGCCCTGGTGGGCATGGCGCCATTCCCGGCTACGGCTACAGCGCCACCCCGGCCGAGCACTTCCGGCACATATGGGAAACCACCGGCGGCGACTGGGCCGCAAACCCCTGGGTCTGGGTCATCGAGTTCAAGCCCCTAGGGAAATTTCTTGCCTAGTTTCACCCCGCCCATGCGGACAAACTGCCCCGCATGGACGAACCTACCACTTTGCGCGCTGGCGACTCGGCCAGCTGGACGACCTCCCTGCCGGATACACCGCCGGACGAGGGCTGGTCGGTTAAGTATCGGCTGATCTGGCCGACCGGCAGCAGCCCGGTCGACATCTCCGCCACGGTCGAGGGTGACCATTTCCGGGTTGATCTGGCCGCCGCAATGACGGCAGCCTGGGCAGCGGGTGCCGCAACGCTGGTCAAGTGGGTTGAGCGTGGCCTCTTGAAAACTACGCTTGGCAGCCAGCCGCTGACGATCCTGCCGGATCTGACGCAAGCCACTTCGCACGATGCCCGCTCGCCGAATGAGAAGGCCCTGGCCGATGCCGAGGCCGCGCTTGCCGAGTGCCTGGCCCAAGGCCAGTTGCATGTCGCCGGCTACACCATCGCCGGACGCACGATGACATTCCGCAGCGTCCAGGAAATCACCGACCTCATCAATCACTACAAACGCCTGGTGACCGCCGAGCGGGCGCGCGCCGCCTTGCTCGCTGGTGGCAGCCCGCCGGGCCGCGTCTTTTACCGGGGCTAAGCCATGGGTCTGCTCAATCGTTTCTTTGCCCGCGAATCCGCCGCCGATCGTCAGGAATGGATCAGCAGCGCCATCCGTTCGGCGGGCGAGTCCATCATCAGCCGCCAGATCGGGGAGATCCGCGAGGCCCGGCGCAGTTTCGAGGCGGCCGAGACGCCGGCCTGGACGGACTCCTGGCCGACCACGGCCGCCCATATCAACGAAGACCTTGCCCGCCAGCTGCCGATCCTGCGCTCGCGTGCCCGGGCCCAGGGCCGCAACGACGAATGGGCGACCAACTACCTGATCAAGCTGGACGACAACGTCCTGGGCGAGAACGGTATCCGCCTGCAGATGCGCCTCAAGCTGAAGGACGGCAAGGCCGATACCGCCACCAATGCCCTGCTCGAATCTGCCTGGGAGAAGTGGGGCAAGGAAGCTGATGTCGCCGGCTATAGCTGGCGCACCGCCGAGAGCCTGAGCCTCAGTGCCTTGCCGACCGATGGCGAGTTCATCTATCGCCATCGCCCGGGGGTTGGCCCCTACGGGTTCCAGATTCAGCTGATCCCTGCCGACCTGCTCGATGTCAGCCTGCACCGCGACTATGCCGGCAACCGCGTGCGCATGGGCGTCGAAGTCAATGACGACGGCCGAGTGATGGCCCTCTGGCTGCGCATGGCGAAGGCGGGCGACAGTTCGAGCGACCTGGTCACCATCGGTCGTCATGTCCGTGTCCCGGCCGACCAGATTCATCATCGCTTCCTGGTCCGCGAAACCGGCCAGCTTCGGGGCTACCCCTGGCTATCGGCCGGCGCCCGCCGGCTCTGGATGTTGCACGACTTTGAAGAGTCCGCCGCTGTTGCCAGCACCAATGCCGCCAAGCGGCAAGGCTTCTTCTACAGCCCGACCGGCGAGGCCCCGGTCGGCTTCGGTGACGCCATCGTTTCCAGTGTGCTCGAAGCGGCAAAGGCAGCCGGCAAAGTGCTCTCGGCCGACGAGATCAAGACCATCACCGACGCCGCCGAAAAGTACGCGACGACCATGCCCGGCCAGTTCGACACCCTGCCGGTGGGTTACGACTTCAAGGCCTTCGAAAGCAAGTGGCCGGAGATCAGTGCCGAGGGCTACATCAAGAGCAACATTCGCGGCTGGGCTGCTGCCCGCGGCATTTCCTACGTGTCGGTCGGCAATGACCTGGAAGCCGTCAATTACTCCAGCGCCCAGGTCGGCATCGTGGCCGAGCGCGAGCACTACCAGACGGTTCAGGGCAAGCATCGGGAGTGGCTGCATAAGCCGGTCTTCGAAGCCGTGCTGCCCTACCTGATCCTCAAGACCCCGGGCCTGAAGATGGCGCGCCTGGCTGAATACCTCGCCGCTGCCACCTGGCAGCCGCGCCGCTGGACCGGTATCGATCCGGTCAAGGAACAGCTGGCCAACGAACTCAAGCTGCGCCTGAAGCTGAGCAGCCGGCGCCGGATCATCCTCGCCACCGGCGATGGCGACCCCGACGAGATCGCCGCCGAGATCGCCGAAGAAGACAAGCTCTACGGCCCGATCCAGACCGCCAACCAAGCCGCACAGACCGCCGCCACCGCAACGGATGAAAGCGCGCAAGGGAAATTTCTTGCCTAGTTTTGACCCCCTGGAAAAAAGAGACTACGCCCATGACGACCGCCACCGAAACCACTGAAGTCAAACGCCAGCGCGTTGAAGGCCAGCTGTACCGCCAACTGCCGGCCACCATCACCATTCGCGCGGCCGAGCCGCCGGCCGAGGGAAGCGACGAACCGGCCGACGACGGCCTGCTGCGTCTGCACATTTCCGTTTCGTCCGAAATCCCCTACCTGCGCAACAGCTGGTGGGATGACCCGTGGATCGAAGTCCTCGGCCACAAAGAGGGCGAATGCGACCTGACCCGCTTCCAGACCGGAGCCGGCGTCGTCCTCGCCAACCACGACCGCTACAAGGCTATCGGCGATACGCCGCTGGCCGGCATCGGCGCCATTGAAAGCGCCTCGCTGGCCGGTGGCCGCATGGAAGCGGACATCATCATCAGCCGCCGCGAAGCCCTGGCCGACCTGCGGCAAGACATCGCCGACAACCTGGTCCGCAATGTATCGGTCGGCTACATCATCAACGAGCGTGTGCTCGTCCGCCAGGGCAAGGATGGCGAGGCCGACGAGTACCGCGTTACCGCCTGGGAGCCGTTCGAGCTGAGCCTCGTCGATATTCCCGCCGACGCCACCATCGGCCTCGGCCGCAGCCTCGATTCCCCCGACCCGAAAAACCCCCAAGCACGCTATCGCGTGATTGATCTTCCCGCCCCGTCCGCCGTGGGCAAACAACCCTCCGAAGGAGACCGCAGCATGAATACCCGTGTAAATGCCCCGGCGGCTGGCACCACCGCCACCCAAACCGACCCGCTGGCTATCGAGCGCGAGCGCGCCAAAGAGATCCGCGCCATGGGTCGCCAGTTCGATATCGGCGAAGAGACCGATGCCGCCATCGACAGCGGCATGTCCGTCGATGCTTTCCGCGCCATAGTGCTCGGCAAGATGAAGGACACCGGCAAGATCCGCATGGCCGAGTCGCCGGAAATCGGCCTGTCGGAACGCGAGATCAAGCAGTTTAGTTTCTGCCGCGCCCTGTTGGCCGCTGCCGAACCGCACCGCGCCCGCGAGCTGGCCCCGTTTGAATACGAGTGCGCCGTGGCCGCTCGCGACAAGCGCGATGCCAGCGATACGCGCTTGAAGGAACGGGAAGGTGCCATGATCGTTCCGCCGGAAGTTCTGGCCCGTGGCATGTCGATCAACGACGATGCCGCCAAGGCTGTGGCCCAGCGCCTGCTCGCCCGCGCTGCCCGTAGCGGCAAGGAAATGGAATCCTACTACCGTGACCTGGTCGCGGGCACCTCGACGGCCGGCGGTAACGTTGTCGCCACCGAGCTGCTCGGCTCCAGCTTTATCGACCTCCTGCGCAATGCGCTGGTGCTCGACCAGCTGGGCATCACCATCCTGACCGGCCTGAACGGCAACATCGCGATCCCGTCGCAGACCGGCGCTGCCTCGTACTACTTCGTTGCGGAAAACGGCGCGGTGACTGAATCCCAGGCTGTGTTCGGCCAAGTCACGATGTCCCCGAAGACCATCGGTGTGCTGACCGACTATTCCCGCCGCCTGCTGCTGCAAGCCTCGATGGACGTTGAAGCGTTTGTCCGTGCCGACGTCGCCATCCAAGCCGCCCAGGGCCTGCAGTACGCCGGCCTGTTCGGTGCCGGTTCGGGCGGTGAATCGCTCGGCCTGTTCAACATGAGCGGCATCGGCTCGGTCGCCCTCGGCGCCAACGGCGGCGCGCCGACCTATGACATGCTGGTCGACCTCGAAACCGCCGTCGCCAACGCCAACGCCGACGTCGGCCAGATGTCTTTCCTGACGAACACCAAGGTACGCGGCAAGCTGCGCAAGACGCAGGAGTTCGCCAGCACCAACGGCAAAGCGGTCTGGACCAGCATGCCGGGTCAGCGCGGTATCGGCGAGCTGCTCGGCTATGAAGCCTATGTCAGCAACAGCGTGCCGTCCAACCTGACCAAGGGTAGCGCCGCCGGCATTTGCTCGGCCATGGCCTACGGCTACTGGCCCGACCTGATGCTCGGCCTGTGGGGCGGCCTCGATCTGATCCTCGACCCCTACACCGGTTCGGCCAGCGGTACCAAGCGCGTCGTTGCCCTGCAGGACTATGACTTCAACGCCCGCCGCCCGGCCAGCTTTGCAGCCTGCAAAGACATCCTGACCACCTGATACACCCCCGCCGCCGCAGTGATATCCCCAGGGCGGCAATGGCTGCCCTGGGGCGACGAAACCCCGAAAAGGAAAAATCATGAAAGTTCTGATCACCGAAAGCACCCAAGTCAATCACGGCGACGACCGTGGTGCCGTCCATGTCGATGCCGGCGAAGTCGTCGACATGAACAAGGAAAACGCCCGCATCATCACCACGATCGGCCGTGGCCTCTACGTCGCCAAGGCCGACGACCCGAACAAGGACGGCCGCCTCACCGCCTCGCCCGAGATCCTCAAGGCCGCAAAAGACCTGGCTGCTGCCAAGGCCGCCGAAGCCGATAAGAAGGGTTAAGCCATGTCCATCCGCCTGATTGAAGCGATCCAGCTCAACAAGCAGCACGTCCCGGTCGACGGCGCCACGCTTACCCTGACGCCAGATGTTGAGGCCGACCTGGTCGCGCAAAACAAGGCGGTATGGATAAGCAAGCCGGGGCTCGCCCTGGATCAAGGGGTTGAGCTGAGGGGGAAGGTTGATCCTGTCACCGGGAAGATTAGAAATCAGGTGGCCGGTAAGACCACATTGCCGCTCGGCCCGAACAACCGTTGCCGCAGCAACATCATGCCTATCGGCAACATGGCGCTGTCCGCAACGGCGTTGATCACTCGACACTCAGCATTTGTGTTGCCGGGCGTCCGCTGGGCTGCGTACAAGGCTCGCTTGCACAATGCGCACACGGCAGCCGTCACCTACGGCTGCGCGGTGTATTCGAGCGATGTCCTTGGCGACGGGCTGTATTCCGACAAAACGTGGGATAAGCCGACGTTTTCCGGGGCGGCTACCGTCGCAGTCCCTGCCGCATCCGGGACATTGCCGCAGCATGTGGCTGGCGTCGTGGATTCGGATATTGTCTATTCGCCATCCAAGGATTATCTGGGCGGCGCAATCCTCGCGCTGCGCACATACTGCGCAGTCGGCAACAATACCCGCTTTAACCCGCCCGGTGGCGTCGTTGGAGACAACATCACAACCAAGGGATTTCGGACCAGCTACCAGACAAACGTCGACGGTGTTACCGATGTGGCCCTGCTGAATGCTGTAACCAATGTTGACGCAGGGGCTCCGATTTCGATTGTTGCCTACACCGACGCACAGATGCGCCGCATAGGTCTGTTTGGCGGCTCTACCATTTCAGGCACGGCAGACGGCGCAAAACTCGGCTGGGCGTGGCAGGCTCAGTTCGCAATGACGACGGACAGTGTGTGCTACCAGTTCGTCAACGAGGCGCAGCCAAGCAGCAAAACCAGCGTTAGTCTGAGTCGATTCATTGCTGCAATCGCTCGCGGGGATCGATACGATATGGCCTGCTACGGTCCATTTTCGACCAACGATTCGACTGATGGTGATTACGGAACGGATGCTTACATCAATCGCCTAAAGGGTCAGATCATGATCTTCCTCGATACGTGCTTCGAGCATGGCATTGAGCCAGTGCTGGCTACGTTCCAGTACCCAACAGGGATGACCGGAACGGCCTATAGCCAAGCCAAAGCAATCAATGCGTATTGCCGACAGCTTGCCTCGTCCGGATTCTGCCGCCTGTTCGATGTTGCCGGCACTCTCAGCGACGAAAATGCAGCAACCGGAACATGGCTTGATGCAACGGACACAACGGACGGCACGCACCCGGATAGTAGCGGCACAATTAAGCTGGTTCCGGTCGCGCAAACAGTGTTCGCCTGATTTTCTAATCCCCTCAGCACAATGATCAACGCCGCTCGCATCCTCGCCGCCGTCTTCCTCGCCTTCGCTGTCCTCTACTGGCTGGCGGAGGGTGTGGTGCGGCGGTGGCTGGGGTTGGCGCGGCTCGATAACTGTGCGACCTGGGCGGTGCGGAATTTCGAGTATGCCCAGGGCGACGGCCTGCTGATTCACAAGTCGCTGAGCGGCTGGTTTCCGCATGTTGCCGTTCTCAAAGGGGCAGGGGTCGAGCACCGGCCGGCGCTGCACCTGGTCGAGTATGTGCCGCTGGCCCGGGTGCGGCGAAGGTGGCCGCCCAGGAAGTTCGTGGGCAAGCGAAAGTCCACACGTCTGATCACCTTCTGACCCCGCTTCGGCGGGGTTTTGCATTGCTGGCCGGGGAAATTTCTTGCCTAGTTTTGGGGGCTTGTCGCCGCCAAACTTCGGCCATGAACTTCAACGACGCCACCCTGTTTTTCACCGACTTTGCCGAGGCCATCACGGTCGACGGCGTGTCGGTCAAGGCTCTGGTCGACGTCGAGATCGCCACGGCGCTCGGCATTGTCGGCGGGCAGGGCACGCTGATCCAGGTGCCGGCCGGCACGGTGGTCAGCAAGGGCAGCCTGGTCGTGGCGCGCGGCAAGACATTCAAGGTCACCCGCCCGCCGTTCAACGAACACGGCGTCGTCACCCTGGAGCTGACCGAACAATGACGCACGCCATCGATCAGATTCTCGCTGCCGTCGAAAGCCAGCTGGCCGGCATTGCCGGATCGCTCGGCGTCCATCGCAAACCCTTTCATCTGCTCGACGAATCGGATCTCGACTGCATCGTCATTGACGACATCGCCGACGAGACCAAGGAAGTTGTCGGCTTATGGCCGCGTACCGAAACGCACGAGCTGCAGTTCGACGTGATCCCCCTCGTAATGGCCACCGCTGAGACCAGCCTGCCGCTGCTCGGCGATCTGCATGGCGCAGTGGAGAGCCGGCTGTTCGGGAGTAAGGGCGCCATCAAGTTGAACGGCCTTCTCAATATGCCGATATTGCGGCCGAGCGCCACCTTCTTTTCCGATTCCGAATCGTTGCAGAAGCCTGTCTGCGGCTGGCGGATTCGCGTTAGCTGCATCTATCACACCCGCTCGGACTTGCCGGGCATTTTCGACCGAGGATGACCATGAATCAGACCACTGCCTTTTCCAATAGCGGCACCGTGCGTATTGCCCTTTACGACGCTGCTGTCCCGTTTTCCAGCCGGGGCTTCTTCGACACCGGGAACTCGGATCAGCTTGATTATTCCGTGACTGAAAGCGTTGTCGATTTGCCCGATTCCCGAGACCCTGCCGGCGGCATCGATCGGTCTATGCGCAAGGTTCAGAGCGCAGGCGGGACCTTGAAGATGCGCCACATGAGTAAGGAAACACTGGCGATCGCGCTGTGGGGCAAGAGTACCGATATCGATGACACGGCCGTTACCGGCGAAGTGCACAAGTTGCACGTCGGGCGTTTCGTGCCGGCCGATCACTTGATCGATATAACCAAGGCTGTGGTTGTCAAGAAAGGTGCAACGGTCATTGACACGGATGATTACATCCTCGAGGAAAACGGCGGCGGAATCATCTTCAACGCCACGCTAACCACTTCCGGCGTCGCCGATAAGGACGCCATTACCTATGACTACACGCCGCTTGTGCAGTACGACATCGACGCCCTTGTCCAGGCTGCGCCGCTGATCTCGATCATGTGCGTCGGACAGAACTCGGTCGACGGCAAGCCCTGCAGCGACCGGATCTACAAGGCTCGTGTCGGCGCCATCAAGCAGCTCAGCAGCATCGGCAACGGCCAGTTCGGCGAATTGTTGATCGAATACACGATCGAGAAGGATGCCACGATCGTCGGCGCTGACAATAGCAAGTATTACAAGCGCACGAGCGCCGAATAAGCCATGGCTGCGGAAAACACCGTTCCGCTCAAGGGCCTCGTCGTCACCGTCAGGGAACTGGCGGTCGAAGAGGTCCGCACCTGGGCGAAGGAAGTGGAGGCCGGTGCGCCGGTCGACCCGCTGCGTCACTTTGTTTTTGACGACTGCAGCCTGGACGATGTGGCGCGAATGTGTGACTGCTCGGCGAAAGAGCTTGAGCGCTACGGCGCCACTGAGCTGATCCCTTTGCGTGACAAAGCCAAGGCCATGAATCCCTATTTTTTCAGGGTTCGGGGGGTGCTGCTCGGCACCTCCCAGACCCTTCAGGTGGCAGCCGAACAGCAAATCTTGATGCCGTCATAGCAGGTTTGCTCGCCCTTGGGCACACGGGCGTTTTGAGTTGGCCGTATGGCCTGTTTTTGGCAACAGTGGAGGCAGTGAATCAGCGTGGCAAATAGCGGCAATGAAGCCAATGTAAAGCTGAATGGTGACGCATCGTCGCTAGTGCGCGCGTCTGCACTCGCGCAAGGCTCGCTTGCCAAGCTGCAGGGCCAGCTCACGGCGCTTGAAACCTTGTCGGCCAAAAGCTTTTCGGCATCAGGCATTGCTGGCATCGGGCTTTCGGCCACGGCCGCCGCCGGAGCGCTGATGGCGGCAGTCAAATCCACTGCTGATTACGGTGACGCCCTAGACAACCTGTCGAAGCGGACGGGTGAATCCGTTGAGGATCTTTCCCGCCTGCAGTACGCCGCGAAGATGTCTGATGTCAGCAACGAGGCGCTCGGCAAGGGGATGAAATATCTGGCCGGGCAGATCGTCGGGGCTGCTAATGGCGCGAAGGATAGCAGTGAGCTGTTCGACAAGTATGGCATTGCGGTCCGTGATGTAGATGGCAAGGTACGCGGCACGGCCGATGTGCTCGGTGACCTGGCCGATGTATTTGCCGAAATGCCGGACGGTACCGAGAAAGCCGCGCTTGCGGCTGAGTTTTTCGGGAGCAGGCTTGGGTCTGAGCTGATTCCTTTGCTGAATGAAGGGCGAGCTGGTATCAAGGCGCTGGGTGATGAAGCCGAGCGCCTTGGGTTGGTGATGTCCAGCAAGCAAGCCGCTGCCGCTGCCGAGTTCAACGACAACATGGACCGCCTTGCTGCCCGAGCCAAAGGCGCCGCCGTCGCGCTCGGCAATGAGCTTATCCCGGTACTGAACACGTTTCTGAACGAATTCAGCGCCGGCATGGAAAACTCGAATGGATTTTTCGATGCCCTGGTCAAGTTCGGCCTGACCAACCCATTCAAGGATAAGGTCAAGCAAGCCAAGGAACTGGCGGATGAAGTCGCCAAGCTCGAAGACAAGATCAGTATCGGCCGTGGCCAGAAAGGCGATGATGAGCGCCTGAAAGCCTTGCAGCAGGAGCTGGCCTACCATCAGAAGATCAACGGCGAAAAGGTCGCCAATGACGAAGAAACCGCCACCAAGCGCAAAAGCATTGCCTTGAATCTGGCCCGCGAACTGGCGAATCTTGAGCAGCTCCGCGCCATCGCCGCCGGCAAGGCCTCGGCCGATATCCTGAAGGATGACAAGACCCGCACTGCCGAGCAGATCAAGGAAGCCGAGAAGCTGCGCGATGCCTTGCGTTCGGCCTGGGATACCAGCCGCAAGGAAGCCCAGACTGCCGCTGACGATGCGACCAAGCTGCTCGCCAAGGCATCCGGTGTGCGTACCTCGGCGGCCGACAAAGCGACGCAGATGCGGGAAGCCGGCCTCAGCGAGGAAGAGCGCCAGGCGGCCAACCTGTCCCGCGCCCAGGATGCGCAAGGGCAGGGCGCCTATTACGCTGCTGCTGCTGCTGCCGCCGCCCTGGATGGTCGCGCCAAGGATGTCGAGAAGTACCAGAAGCAGGCCGAACAGTTCCTGGAGCGCGCCGCCAAGTTCGCCGAAGCGGCCGGCAATGCCGACCTGGTGGAGCAGGTTGGCAAGGATCAGGCGGGGCTGCTCGAACAGCAGGCGAAGGGAAAGCAGGCCGAATCTGAAAAGCTCAAGGCGCAAGCCGATCAGCAACTGGTAGCGCTGAAGGATGTCGAGACCAAACTAACGGACCTGCAGACCAAGGCCGCGGCGCTTGAAATCAAGGTCAAGATCGATGATGCCATTGGCAAGGTTGCTGAGTTTCAGAAGGCGCTTGATGCTCTGCCGAAAGACAAGACCGTCACGCTGACCGTCAATACGGTCAACAACGGCGCCAGCACTGCCCCCGCCGACACAAGCAAGATGACGCGCCAGGAGCTTATTGATGCCATTCCCGGCTATGACGGCGGTGGATGGACTGGCCCGGGCGGGAAGTTCAAGGCCGCAGGCATTGTCCACGCCGACGAGTTCGTCGTCACTAAGGACCGCGTCAACGAACCCGGGGCGCTGGATTTTCTCTGGCGCTTTCACAAGTTCGGCATGAATGCCCTGAAGGGCTACGCCGACGGCGGCCTGGTCGGGCGGATGTCGATCCCCTCGCTGAACATGCCATCGCCGGCCATGGCTTCCCAGTCGGGCACACCGCTGGTTCTCGACTTCGGCAAGCTCGGCCGCTACCAGGCGAGCGCGTCCAGTGACACGGCGGGTGAGTTGGTCAAGGTTTTCAAGCGCGCGGCCATGCAGAGCGGGAGGCGGTAAATGGCGAACCCATCACTCAAGATCGGCGGCATTGATCTGTCGATTGTCGGCTGGCTGGATTACGAGCAGTCGATCGAGCCAATCAGCGGCTCGACCACGCGACGCATGGGCGGCGGCAGCGCGTTCAAGCTGACGCACTGGCGCAAGTACCGGGTCAGCATTTCGGCCGGCGGCTGGATTCCGCCAGCGCTGCTCGGCATCAATTACGACGAGCCGTTCGAGATTGAGCTGCCGGCACCGGTTGCCCTCAATGTCGGCGAATCGCTGCCGGCCGGCTGGTCGTCGCGTGTCGCGCCGTATGACGAGCACACGGTCACCGACCAGGAGGAGCGTTCGGTGCGCTACGTCTATCCAAAACTCACTGTCGTGGCCGAGCCGCCCAGCCAGTCGAATGGCAACAGCGCCGCGCCATCGTGGAACTTAGTCATGGAGCAGGTCTGATGATGAAACATAAGCGCGTATCGGGTAACGCGAACCTCGATCCGGACAAACTTGGCGGAGAGGATTGGGACGATCCGCACGTCTATCCGGTTGGTTCTGTTTTCCTCTACGGCCTCGGCGAGGTGCTTTACGAGGGCGAAATCAATGTCGTCAGCCAGGGGCATGGCGGCGTGCTAGATGCAACTTACGACAACACGGGCGGCTTCCTGCAGATACAGATCGATGTCGCCGGCCTGCCGATTCCGGCGGGCGCCGCCGTCGAGCCGCTAGTGATCTGCAACTGGTCGCGCAAGACGCTGCCTGACTACTGTTTCATCATCGACTCCTACGATCCTGTCACCGGGATCATGGCCTTGTATTCGCACAACGCCGGGCTCGGCGAGGATGCCATCCTGGCGGTGGATTTCGGGGTGATGGCGCAGGTTCACCTGAAGGTTATCCAGCCTTAAATGTCCGCCTTCGATAGTTCGTTCGATGCTTCTTTCGACACCGATGCTGATGTAGCTATCGAGGTCGGGGTCGTCACCGTCGTCTGCCCGCTGGCCGTTTCGGTCGTCGACCTGCAGGTCTTCGAGTCGAAATTCCTGCGCTGGTCACCGGTGGTCAATATCGGCGGGACCGATGTGAGCGGACGGCTGACCGGCCGGATCTCGATCAGCGCGGTCGAGGATTCGGCGCGCATTGCCAGCCTGGCGCTGATCCCGCCGAATGCGGCAGCGCTGGCCGCTTACGACAACGCGCCGGTGACCATCGACGTTTTGCTCTACCGGAGCGGCACGGCGGCGGCCTTCCGGCTATTCACCGGCCTGGTCGAAGGTAGCGAGTTTGCACCGGATAGCCGGGTAGCCAGCCTGGAGTGCCGGGACGGCCACCAGGAGCGACCGAAAGCCTGCACGACGGCAGCCGAGGTCGAGGCGCTGTTCGGCGGGCTGGCGGTGCCATCGCCGTTGCTGCTCGAATGGAATGCGACGGAACCTGACCCGGTCTCCTATTTCAAAGGCCTGCTCGACACACTGCCGGGCGCGGTGGCGATCGATGCCTCCGGCCTGTGGCGGGTCATTCCCTGGACGATCCCGGCCACGCCGGCCGCCAGTTTCGGCCAGGATGACATTTACGACGGCTCGCTGACCGTCATCCATGCCAACCGGGCCGACCTGCCGAAGCAGATCACGGCGACGCTGGCACACCGCATACACCGACTGCACTGCTGGCAGATCGATGTCAGTTGGTCGCGCGTGGACCGCAGCCGCTATGTCGTCGATGGCCTGCCGACCCTGCCGAAGGCTACGGCACTGGAGGCGCTCAATGGCCTAGCGCCCTGGCATATCAAGGGCTCCCCGGTGATGGTGCAGCCGATACCGGGCAGTTATCCAATCATCGTCGGCCCGCAAACGCTGTATTACCTGGTCGATTACCCGGAGGCTCAGCTCACCGTCGATGCCTTCAGTGCGCAGCTCTACCGGCGCTGGTATCAGGAGGTTGAGATTCGGTACTCGATCGCATTCGAGATGGGCGGCCTTTCCGACCGCGTCGATGCGGTCAGCGCCACGCTGACCAGCGACTTCGATGCCGGCGCCTGGGAGTCGCCGTTATCGTCAGCTTCATCAAGCGGCATCTATTCCGCCAATGAGCCGATTCCAGTCGTCACGCCAACCGGCTATGAGGCCTTGCCGGCCCCGTACCCGCCGGCCAATGCTTCGGTCGATCATCTGGGCAGCCATACTTCGGCACAACGCCTTGAAGCGCTGCGCCATGTCGTCGCCAAGGGCCTGCGCCAGGCGACGGCCGGCAAGCGCAAGCAGCGCCTCCGCTTCGGGCGGCCGATCGACCCGCGCTTCGAACTTGGCGCTGTGCTGGGCGTTGATGCCTACGGGGTGTCGGGCATTGGCCAGGTGGATGAACTCGGGCATGACCTTGATCTCGACTCCGGTGATGCCTCCAGCGAATTCACGCTGGCCGTGCCGCAGGGCAATTCGACGATGACCGGGGCGACGGTGGCGCTGACTGCACCGACGCCGACCGTGGCGCATCCGTCCGCGCCTATCGTACTCGGTAACAAGATCGGCGCCGCTTTCGAGACGCCGGCCTTTCCGGATGCCGATGCGCAGGTTGGATTCCTATGCAACGTGCTGCCGACCTCGAACAACTATGACCCGTCGAAGCCGGTTTTTAATACCAAATTTCGCATCATCATGCCGGAATTGACGGCGACGCATCGCGATCCACTGACCATCGAAACCACCGTCACCGGCAGCTACACGATTGCCGGCGCCGGCCTGACCATCGACTTCTGACATGCCCACCACGTTCGGATTTTTTAGCGATGCGAGCCTGAAGACGCCGGTTCGCTCTGCGCTATTTTTCACCCAGGACCGGACCAGCCCGGTGGCGCAGGATCGGGTGGTCTATTTCGGTAGCCCGCTGGCCGGGCGCTCGTGCCAGAAGGATGGCGGCGTCTACGTCTCGGCGACGGGCAGTGCGGCCGGCGATGTCAAGTTGGCGCTATCGGCAGCCGGTCTGGATGGCGCTGCGGGCGGAACGCCGCTCCGTCTCGGTGCGGGGGTTCTGGGCGGTGTTGCCAATGCCCGTGCCATTTATATCCGTGTGCTGGATTCGACACATGCGCCAGGCGTCAATGCCGGTCTGGCGCTAGCCCTGAACGATCCGACGGAGTACGACAATGGCTAACGTCTCGAAGGATCTGACCGACGCCCTGCGGGCAATGATGGAGCAGGGCGACAGTGCGACGAACGTGGTACCGAAGCCGCGCGGCTCGGCGCCGGCGGTTGAATCGTCGGCGCTGCTGGCTGGCGCCGCAGCGGCGAAGAGCGGCGGCAGCGATCTGGCGGCCAGCGGTACCGAGACATTCAGCTCGGCTGACGGATTGTTCGCCCTGGTCTTCCCGGATACGCTGAAGGCAACGATTTCGGGCGTTGAATACACCCTCCCGGTGATCAAGAAGGTGACGCCGTGACAACGGCCGAGGTGACTTTCGGCAACCTCTGGCATGGCAAGCTGGGCGCCGGCACGATTGAGTTGGTCCCCGGATCGCCAGTGAATTCGATCACGCTGGACGGCGTGACAAAGTCGGTGCAGACGGTCGACGGCAACATGGGTTTCACCCGTTACTGCAAGGCGCCGGGACTGCCTTCCCCGGTGACGCCGGCCGATGTGACGGCGGTGCATGGCGAGTTCAAGAATGATTTCATCCTTTATTCGTCAAAGTTCCGCTACTCTCCGCTATCGCCGCAGTCGGTGCTGCCCAACGCCTTCCAGTGGCTGCTGTACGACGGTACGGCGAAGCGCTGGCGCAAGATGTCGGCGGGCATCACCGTCGTTCCGCTGGCATCGAACGCCGCGGCCGGCAGCAATTGCCTGCAGATCAATGTCGATCGCGGACCGCTGTTCGGTACGATCAATCATGTCCAGGGCGATACGGCGCCAGCGATACCCGGCACGACCTTCGTCGGCAGCCGGAACCTGTTGCTGAACTACGCTTACAGCCCGCTGCATCGGCCGACATCATATTTTTTCGACCCAAGTTTTCGGCAGGCATCGATTGAGCCTTCGCCCGATGGGCGAAAGATTCTGATCCGGATGGAAGCGCTCCGCCTGAATGGCTACCTGGTTCCGCCGGAGGCCGGCTTGGGGTCTGGCTTTACCGTCTATGACGCCAGCCAGAGCTGGATTTTCGCGGTATGGGAGATCACGTTCAATAGTGACGGAACGACGATGTCTGCGCCGGTCGAGGTCTGGCCGGACCGGCCGTTGGCGGAGATTGTGCTATGGGCAGAGTCGAAATGGACGCAGACCGGTAGTGTCTATTGGACAGAAACGCCGGTCGCCAGCGATCCGACATGGAAACTGGTTCAGTATTACCTGCCGCTGATGGTATACGGAGCATCAAATGTCACGTACCAGTACGACACGTCGATCATTCTCAACGCGGCTTACGATAAGGACGGCACGATCGAGCTGACGCATCTGCGGATGTACAGCGATAACAGTCAGCAGATCGTAAGCAACTATCACGGCGTGCCGCTGGCGCCAATTACCGGCACCTATGGGGTAGGCGTGCCGATGCTGGCCACAGAAGATCCGGCTGATCACATTCCTAGCTTTTCTTTCGATAGTGCCTTTCATCGCTACGAGCCGTATGTGGTCGGCACGGTGCCGGAGCCGGTCTTATATAGCCAGCACGGGACAGGCGCGAATAGCACAGTGCCGCTTAACGGTGACGTCGATGTCGTCACGACGCCGACTTATATCTGCCATATCGAAATCGCCAAGGGTACGACCGTTCTCAAGTCCTGGTCGGCGCCGTTCGCCGGCCCGATATCGTGGCGCTGGGTGACCAACAACGTGATCGAGCTTTACACCGGAACGACATCGATAGCTCGGGTCGGGCCCGGCGTCGTCGATGACACGCCGATTGCCCAGGGCGCCTATGCCTCATGGAACCCGCGCACCAATCAACTGCTGTCCTCAACCAACCCGATAGGGTGGGTGTAGCCCCATTTACTTTTCCAAGGAGAACCCGCGTGCCCGACAAAACCAATAATCAAACCGACTTAGCAGTGCTCCGCGGGGAGGTGAGTCATGGTTGAGCCTTCGACCTCGGCGGGAATTACCTTGACGGTGATTTCCGTCGCCATCTTGGGGCCGATGGTTGGCCCGTATGCGCTGATCGTATTTGCCGCACTGGCCGGCGCCATGTGGCCGCTGTCGGCCAGTGCGACCGAGACACGACTTTCCGGGGCCTGGCTGCTGCTTCGCTGCACCCTGACGGCGGTGGTGCTCACTGCGTTTTTGGCCCGCCTGCTCGATCGCCTGTGGGCGATCCCGGTGAATGAGTCGCTGGCCCCGGTCGCCATGTTTATCGGGGCGCTGGGCAACGGCTGGCGCCCCGTCTTCGCCGCCATAGGCGATACCGCCCGCGCCTTGCTGGGCAAGGTGGGAGGTGACCAGAAATGAGCTATGCCGCCCTGATCATTTCGCAAGAGGTGCTGTGCGCCATGTTGTTCTATTCGGTCTTCTGCCGGGCGGTGCGTTCGTGCGAGCGGGTGCGGACGGATATCCGTCTGGCCTTCGTCTGCCTCGGCCTGGTGGCCTGCGCCGGCATGGCCGCGCCGCTGGTATGGGGCCTGGTCACCGATCTGTTCGGGCTGGCCTTGCTCGCCGCGATCACCCTTGTCCAGTTGGTCACGGCCCACCACTGGGAACATGGGGTGCCGGATCGTTTCTTGAAACCGGGTTGCTTACCGAAGAATCGGCGGGCAACCGATGAAGGGAGTTGCCATGTTGGTTAGCCTTGAGCAGTTGCTGAAGATCATGCCGCTGGCCCGGCCGCACGCCGCGCCCTGGGTGACGCCGTTGAATCAGGCGATGGCTGAGTACAGCATCGATACGCCGCGCCGAATTGCTGCGTTTCTTGCCCAGGTGGCGCAAGAGTCCGGCGAGTTGCGCTACGTGCGCGAGCTGGCCAGCGGTGCCGACTACGATACCGGGCGCCTTGCCGCCCGCCTGGGCAATACGCCCGAGGCCGATGGTGACGGCCAGAAGTACAAGGGCAGGGGGCTAATCCAGGTGACGGGTATGGACAACTATCGCAAGTGCTCGATGGCGCTGTTCTCCGATCCGCAGGTCCTGCTCGATCACCCGGAGCGCCTGGAGGAACGTGCGCTGGCCGCCCGCTCAGCTGCGTGGTTCTGGTGGAGCAATGGCCTGAACACGCTGGCCGATACCCCGAACAGCTTCCAGGCGATCACGAAGCGGATCAATGGCGGCCTGAACCACTATGCCGAGCGGCTCCGCTATTTCGAGCGCGCCAAGCAGGTGATCGTGTGATTCCCGACCTGAAGCCTTATGCGTCGCTGATCAAGCTGGCAGCGATCGCCGCGGCGGTGGTGGCGCTATGGGTCGCCGTTGACCGGCATAACACCCGTCAGCAAAAGATCGGCTATGACCAGGCGGTCGGTGAGTACAAGGACCAGAAAACGAAGGACGACCTTGCCGCCCTGGTCAAAGAACGTTCCATGCAGAAGAAACTACAGGATGCCCAAAATGACGCACTTGAAAGAGAGAGCCAGTTACGTGCTGTCCATGCTGCTGCTGACAAATCTGCTCGCGGCCTGCGCAACACCATCGCCGGTCTTCGTGGCCAGCTCGCTACAGTTACCGCAGAAGCCTGCCGTCGAACTGCCGAAGCGGCACTCGTCGTATTCAGCGAATGCACGGATCAATATCGAGAAGTGGCAGAAGCAGCTGACCGATTCGGCTCAAGCGCAACAACCTTGAATGATGCCTGGCCAGAAGGAGATGAATCATGAAAGACGCAGAAGTAATCGATCTTGCACAATGGAAGGCGACCCATCCGCCTATCGTTTCGGCCTGGATCTCGGCAAGCCGGGCAGGGCAGCGCTGCTGGATGAACTGGGCGCGGCTGTGGTTTCCGTGGTTGCCGAGGTAGCAATTCTGAAATAGAGCAGATGCCGGCTTGTTGGATCATCTGCAAGAATGTAAATTGGCGGCGATTCTTCGTGCTGGCGCTGACTTGATCAAGGCAGCTTATGTAAAAGAACGGGGAATAAAAAGGGAATGAAGTATTATCATGGTTTGCTTTCCGTTGTGCAGCAACGATCTGCATAAAATCATCAAGGGTTTAAATGGGAATTGAACTGACACTGATTGGTCGGGGCTACTGCCACCTCTGCCACGATATGGAGAAAGCTCTGCTTCCCCTGGTGGATGAGTATGGTGTGGCCTTGAGTATTCTGGA